GACTTGATCTCCAGCAAATTGTTGAACGGGGGCTTCAGCCGCTTGGCCACGTTCTTCATCTCCGCGAAGCACGCGTCAAACAGCTGCGCAGACGTGGGCGCCGTCACCACCGTCTTGCTCGGATACCGCATCAAGACGTGCCAGATGGCCGCCATGGCGACGCCCGTCGACTTGCCGACGCCGTGGCCAGACCGAACGGACACGCGGCGGATCGCTGGGGCGGCAATCGCGTCCAAGAGCTCAACCTGCCACTCGTCAGGCTCGACGCCAATGACCTCCTGGGCGAAGCGCACCGGGTCGTCGCGGTAGCGGCGCATCAACTTCAGAAACGGGTTATCTTGGGGGCTGGGCGCGTTCATGTGTTAACACTCCTGTGGCGTTGTGGTGTGAAATTTTTTTCTCGGGGTGCGTGAAGGGGACATGAGCTTTTGCACCCGCCCGAGATTTGAGAGGGGGGGGTCAAAACGCGGATCTCGGCAGCGATTTGGCCTCAGAGCTGGCGAAAGAGTCATAACCGTTATTATGTTAAATCTTTTATCGTTGCAACTCAGCAGCTTAGCTGTTTTGCCTTGCTTGTGCCTTACTTCTGCCACATTTGAACGCCCAAAAGTGCCCAAATGTGGCGATATGTTGACTGATCGGCGAGATCGTGTCACGCGCGTACGCGCCTGCAACGCTGCGTCGATGTGCGATTTCGCGCTCAATCGTCGTCCTCCACCTCGATTGCCTCGCCCTCGATGACGTCGCCACCAACGCTGTTGAGCAGCTGCGCAGCCTGCGCGTGCAGGTCGTTCACGCTGATGTTGACAGCGATGTCTCGCTGCCTCGTGTCATACTCTGGCGACGCCTTCGCCGCCTTCCACTTCAGCACGTCGACCGCCAGCTTCGCGCTGTTCACGCTCGCCTCATGCTGATGTATCTCGTCTGCAATCTTCTGCGCCTGCGACGCGTAGTAGTGACCAGCCATCTGCTTGGCCTCGTCATAGCGCTGAGCTCTTCCCTCGCCCGACGCGATCCACTTGTGAAACAGGTTCCATCCCACGTTGTAATGCGCGATCACGTCGGACGCGTTCTTGCCCGCTGCGATCATCCCGAAGATCTCGTCCTCGCCGGCAGCCTCAAGCGCTGCCAGTTTCACCTTGCCAATTGTTCCCATGTCACACTCTCCTGCTCAAAACGGTATCTCGTCGCCCAGCTCAACGTCAAACGTGCTGTTCGCTGGTCCGATGCACCGCGTCACCCTTGCCTCGGGAAACTGCGCCAGCGTCTTCTCGATGAACTCGCTACTAAAGTTATTCCCCAGCACGATTGCTGCGTCGACCATATCATACACCAACCAATCTGGATGTTCACGCCTTATGCCGACCGCGTCGTGCAGCGCGATGCACACGATGTTCCCGCTGGCGATCTCGATGCAGTACGCGTGCCGACCCACCGGCTGATGCCCGTTAGCCTCCGCCTCCGCTTCCAGCGCATCCCAGGCGCGTATCAGCTGCGTCGCGATCTGGTGCACCGCCACCACGTCATCCGCTTCGATCTTCACCCGCAGCGCGTCGTACGCCGCCTCAAAGCGCCCAGCGAGCTCCGGGCTCACGAGAGACGGCAGAGTGTCGCCCCACTTGAGCGTCTTCTCCCGCGCCTTTCGATCAAGCGGAGCCAGCTGACCATCGACCTGACGTGAGATCGGCTTGCTCTGGTTGCCAGTCTCGAACGTCCCCTTATCCTTCCGCGCCTTCGTGTACTTCGGCTTCGCTTTGCCACTCACCTTAGCTGCCATGATATAACTCCCCTTCGTCCCTAATGTTAACCACACCTAAAATCTCACGCACGCCACACCACCACACCACCACGCTATACAATAGCGTGTGGTGGTGTGGGAGGTGAAATGGCCTTATTTACCACACTCTCCACACCTCCCCACACCCCATGTGTGGAAGGTGTGGAAGCATTAATGCAACACATCTGCATCGCTCCTCACCCCCGTTATCTGGTCATCAAGCCGCAGCAGCGCGTGTTCCAGACACTGCATGGTTGCCACGATGATCTCCTGCACGCGCATCCGCTCCTCGACGGTGCGCGGCTGCATGAGCCCCGGCTCGAACTCGATGGCGCAGGCGCGCAGTATGTCGGACCAGTAGACCGCCATGATGAGATCCTCGTCCTCGAGGTTCATGTCGCCACTGTCATCGAATTCGGTCAAACGCCCGCCTCCTCGCCGGTGATCCACTCACCCACGACGACCACCGGCACGTCACGCCCAGTGCGCAGATCCTTCTCGCGCTCGATGCGCAGCACGTCGGTCTCGATCCACTTCTTCACGATTGCGTTGACCTTAGCCTTCTCATGCTTCTTGTCGACGTCGAGGTTAAGGTGCAGCGCCACGATGTTGCCCACCCAGTGCTTAGCCTGCGGGTTCTGGCGCATGAACTCGCCGCGCTCGGCCGCCTGCCCGACGTCACGCTGCACCTTCATCGCGTCCTTGGCGCTCACCCCGTCGAAGAGGTCAGGCATCGCGAACTCGGTCGCGACCCCGACGTATTCCCCGTTCGGCAATTTCACGCCGACCATGCGCCGGTACACTGCCTTCGATGCCGGCGGAGCCATGTTCGACTTGCCGTCGTCCACCCGGAAGATGCCCAGCGCCTCGGTCTCCGACACGCCCAGCTTGAGCGCGTCCTCCTGCGACACGCGGTTGATGACGCGCGCCGCTCTTGCTGCGCCGAGCAATGATCCGGCGCCGCGAATGCTGTCGACGTTGGCGTCATCTCCGTTGCCCTTGCGGATGTGGTGAACGAGTGACGCGGCGCAGTCCGTCTCGTCGCACACGGAGCGCACGGCCCCGACGGCTGCGTTCATTGCGACGTTGTCGTTCTCCTGTATGCCAGTCGCCCCGACCCACGGGTCGATGCTGACCAGCCCGATCTTGTTCTCCGTAATCTTGGCCGTCAGGTAGTCGACCAGCGCGTCGTCGACTGTGATGCCGTCGCGGTCTTGCCTGGCGAAGATGATGTTCATGTCGCGGCCCGCGTCGAGGAACAGCTTGCCCCGGATCTCGTCTGCCGTGACGTTGTAGTGCAGCATAGCCGCGGCCACACGCCGCTGGAGCTCCTCGTATGGGTCTTCCAAGTTGATGATCCACACGTTGCACGGCTCGTGCACGGGCTCACCGAGCAGCGGACGGCCGGTGCAAATTGCCAGCGCCTCCACGATTTGCATGGACGTCTTGCCCACGCCCCCGGCTGACGCCAGCACGGACACGTTTGATCGGATGTAGTGCTGGCCGTAGATCCAGCGCCGCGCCGGTATGCTTGCCGGGTCAACGGGATCATATGGCGTCGGGTAGCTGCGCTCGGACTGCGCGATCTCGGCCTGCACCTGCGCGACCGGCTTTGCCATCGCCAATGCCTCACGCAATTTCTGCGCCCCAGCCTCGCGGATGTAGTCGTTGGCATCCTTGACGCCCTCAACGCCCAGCATGTCGAAGCGCACGACGTGCACGTCGGTGCTGCCGTCGCCGCGGAGCACGTCGGCCACCGCGTCAACGTCGAGATCCGGGTCGGCGCAGATCGTCACGTCGGACGCACGCGGCACGGGATATGTTGACATGCCAGCCTTGCCGAACGTGCAGACGATTGTCGCCTCGTCGCCGACCGCCTGGTACACGCTGAGCGCGTCCTCCGGCCCCTCGGCCATGATGATGACGCCGCCCTCGTGCTCGTTGCCGATCCGCATGACGTTGCCGGCGATCACGCCGCGGCTGTATTTGCTGATGCCGTTGTGCTCTCGCTTGTGGCCGTCGGGTGTGAGCAGCACGCTCTGCACGCCGCACACTTCTCCCTCTGGACTGAGCGCGGGAAACATAATTGCGGGGCCGTCGTATATGTTCGGGTTGAACCGCGCCGCATGTGAGGCTGTGCTGGCTCTCAGACCCCTCGAGTTGAGGTAGAGCAGCGCCGGACGCACGGCGTCGGTGTTGTCACGCGAAATCGTGACGCCGCGCTCCCAGATTTCGCGGGCCTTGCGCATCTTGTCCGCGCGGGTCTCGTCGTCCCTCGCCAGCACTTCCTTAGCGGCCAGGCGCGCCATGAGGCGCTCGAACTCGCTGGGCGTGTACGGCATCGCGTCGGAGCTTTCGAGCTCCTTCGGATTGTCGCCGCCGCGCTTGAAGCCGCTGCCGATTGTAGCCTTGATCTCGTGATCTTGCAGGCCCATTGCCTTGGCCGCGCTGTGCAGCTCCATGAGTGCCGCGTCCAGGTTTGCCGGCGCCATGTGCGCGTGGCGGCCCAGGCTGAATGCGGCCTTGTTTAAAATTTCGTTGCGGCTCCCCTTGATCGCACCGGCCACGTCGGCCACTGCGCTCTCCGCGACTTTGCTAAAGTATCTCTCGCTCATAGTTTCCACCCTATAGTTTGGCCGCCCACCGAGGCAGGCGGCCATGTTGCTTAGAAGCCGAAGTTGTTATCGGCTGCGGGGGCTGCGGCGGGTGCCGGTGCAGGCGCTGGCGCCATCTCGGGTGCCGCTGCTGCCGCCGGGTGCGCTGCGCCATTCTCCGGGCGGTTGATCCACTTGGAGATGTTGAAGCCCACGTCATACGACGTGCCCTTGCCGACCACGACCGGCGTTGAGCTCGTGACCTGCACGATTGGGATCTGCGTCGCAAACTCGGGCACCTGCTCGGCCTGGTTGTACAGCTTGGCGATGAACTGGCCGAGGCCATAAGAGTTGCCGCTGAACGACGCCTCACGGCCGTCAACTAGCCAGCACTTGACCTCGAAGCCCTGCTTATAGACCTCGCTTGGGCGCGGGATCTGCTCGGACGGTGACGGCCAGGGCTGCCAGTCTCGCACGCCGATGTCGATGTGCAGCCAGCCGAACTGGACGTTTTTGATGTCCACCGCGAAGCCGCGAGACATGTCGATGTTCTCGTCGCCCGCTTCCGTCTTCACCCACCAGCGATTTTGCGGCAGATTTGACCGTATAAACAATGAATTCCCAGAACCCTCTGAACTTGATCCGAATGATATTGGCATATGATGTCTCCTAGACTATGGTTGCCGTTTCTCAGTCAATCTGACTGAACTTAAATGAGTAGCGCGGAAGTTGGATCGTTTTCAAGTCCCCAAAATCGTAGCCCCACTCGTTGCTCTCGCTCGCCTTGCGATATTTCTCGAGAGCATACTGAACTGCTGCCTTCCCCTCGTCGAGGCTGGCCCAGTCCAATTCGTAGACGCCTACTAGGTGTGGGCGCGTTTTTTGTACCGCTATGAAGCAGAAGCGGTCTACCTCAAACCCGGCGTTTTCCATGCACCGCCGGTAAAACATATCCTGTATGTGATACCCGAGGTTGGCGCATTGCTTGGCAAAACCCTCCGGGTCTGACGCAATGGTCGTCTTCAAGTCGATCAGCGCGCCGATGTCACGGCGCCATCCGTCCGGGCGGCACCGCATCTCGACGCCGGTCGACGGATCTTTGCTGAATATGCTGGCCTCGCATACAAGGTCGCCGCTGAGTAGCTCCGCGGCTGCCCGGTTTGAGCGCACCGCTTCAGCCATGTCTGCGGCCAGGCGGTAATCCGCCTCCGTCAGCAGCAAGGCGCCCGCCTCGTCCGCTTCCAACTTCTTGCGCTTCCAGTCGAGCCCCCGGCGCGTCTCCGGCCCGCACCAGATGCTGGCCGCGTTCTGCGGCTCGAATACCAGCGTGTGCGTGGCCGTGCCCACGTCGAATGCGGGGCTGCTCTTAAACTCGCCGTACTTGTACTCGGCCGGCGATCCCAGCGCTATCGTCTTGGCGCCACTGGCGCTCAGCGACGGCTCGAGGTGATACGCCTCGTTTGTCATATCAAGTTTTACGGTCATCTCTCACCTCTCCCATATGCGGCGATCAGCAGGCTCTCCGCACGGTGTTCGTCCTTCTTCCGCTTCAGTCGCAGCGCCAGATCTGGATACCACTGCTGGGCCTGCCGGCGCGCCGCGTCCTTATCCTTCGGCAAATTCATGCTCGACTTCCACTTGGCCGGCCGCACTTCGCTGTACGGGTGGCCAGACAGTGCGGCAGTCGTCAGGATCTGGCCGTAGGCGAAGCCCAGCTTGAACACCGACACGACGCCCTGCTTAGGCATAGCCTGTTGTTTTTCAAGCCAAATGTGCTCCACTGGGCCGGCGCTGTTGATGATGTCGAGCAGCGCGATCACGTCGACGCCGCCCTCGGTGTAGACCGGCAGGTCGTGCACCTCGGCGAAGCCGTCACCCAGAAGCGCAACGCCCCCGGTGCGATAGCCTGGATCAATACCGATTGTAATCTTCGACAACATATCCACCCTTCTTGAGATGCTCGACGATCAGTCGCTCTATCGTCAGCGACGCGCTGACGCGCTGGCTGGCGCAATGCTCTTTCAACATCTCAGCTATATCGGCGCGGATGCGCGGCCCGATTTGTTTTAACTCATGTTTCACAGTGGTTCCTCCATTTGTTTGCCCAGTGTTAACAGAATGGGAGCAGGGGTCAAGGTGTTGCCGAGATATTTCTTTTCTGTCGTCGCCGTGTTAATATGCGTCAGAATAAAGTGGAGTTCACAATGGAAGCTGACGTTATGTGGAGCGGACTACTATCAATTGTTGTCACGGGCATTGGCTTCTGGGTCAAATCGTGGACGAACGAGATCACGCGCTTACAGATCCTGATTAACCGCACCCGCGAAGAATACATTACGAAGGCGGACAGCTCCGACCAGATGAACAGATTGATGACGCGGCTAGACGGGCTCGACGCCAAGATAGACCGCCTGATTGAGAGGAAGTGATGCTCTGCGCGCTGGTCTTTGTGAGTTTCGGACACGCATGGGTGCAGGGCGTAGGCAATGTTCTGGTGAAGTCGTGTTACTACAACTGCGGCAGCGAGAAGATAACAAAGGCGCAATGGTATGACCGCAAGTATAGCGTGCCGCCGCACTACGTCTGCCCCGTGAGGTTTGCAGACGCATGATTGATCCATTCACAGCATTCGCAGCAGCGCAGACCGCCGTATCCGCCATCAAGAAGGGCATCCAGCTCGGCAAGGACATTGGCGGCATATCCAATGATCTGGCCAAATTTGCTGGCGCGATTTCAGACTTGGAATTTGCACACAAGTCAGCGGAGAACCAGCCGTGGTACGCCGTGCTGTTTGGCGGCAGTGGCCCCAGTGCAATGGACATCTTCGCCAAGAAAAAACAAGCGGAGGCTCTGCGTGCAGATATTAAGCAATATATTCAGTTCGGCTATGGCCAATCGGCTTGGCAAGAACTCCTGCGGATCGAAGCCCAAGTGCGCAAGGATCGTCAGAAAACTTTATATCGCAAGGCGGAAATCAGGCAGGCGATTATCGAGTGGACTTTGGGCATTCTGGTGGTGGTATCAGGCATTGGTATTGTCGGCGTGGTCATTTATTATCTCGGGAAAAAGCAGGCGAAATGGTAGATGACACACACGATACTTGATAACTGGAAGGTTCTGCCGCGCTTGATGATGCTGGCAGTCACTGTTTTGACCTATCAGGCGGTGCATTGGTTTATGAGCCTAGATGATCCCAGCGTTGCTCAGTCAGGGCTTGTCAGCGTCTGTATGGGATCGCTCACAGGCTGCTTTGGCATCTGGATGGGTAAGGAGTCCAAAACGAGCGTAACCAGCACTGGTTCAAGCTCAAAAGTAGAGTATGAGGTGGGACAATGAGTTTTCTTAGCGATCTAATAGCGCCAGCCACCGAGTTGGCAGGCAAGTTCATAGCGGATAAAGATCAAGCCGCACGGCTCGCGCATGAGTTGAGTACGATGGCCGACAGGCACGCTCAAGAAGCCATGCTTGCGCAGATCGAGGTCAACAGGGCTGAAGCGGCCAGTGGCTCAGTGTTTAAGGGTGGCTGGCGTCCGTTTATCGGATGGGTTTGCGGCGCTGCGTTTGCATACCACTTTGTCTTGCAGCCATTCATCGTCTTCGGCGTTACCGTTGCTGGCGTCGAGATACCGGAGCTGCCTACATTTGACATGAGCAGTTTGATGACCGTTATGATGGGGATGCTCGGCTTGGGCGGTCTCCGCAGCTACGAAAAGAAACAGGGGCTAACGAAGTAATGGAAAACGTCAAGCTACCTCTGGCCCTCGTGGCAGCTATGGCTGTGCAGTTAGCGGCTGGTGTTTGGTGGGTCAGCCAGCAGGCTGCGACTATTGCGAGTTTGGAAGAAACCGTCGGGCAGATCGGCTCGCGCATGGCTATTGAGGATAACGTAAATCTCAAGCGTGACGTTCAAGATAACGCGATGGAGCTGGAATATGCTTTCGTTGAGATTGAGGAGATTTGGGATGAATTAGCTAACTTAGCTAACTCGATTGGTCAGGTCACGCAGTTGCAGCAACGAGTGGCTCTGATTGAGAACGATTTGAAGTATATTAGCCGCGACCATAACGGTATCATGGATATGAAAGGTGGGATGGATTAATGGCGACACCAGCAAAAGGCAAAGCCCGCGTCAAGGTCACGGCGTCCGGGAAAAAGGTCAGCTACGGTCAGGCGGGCAAGGCGAAGGGTGGCGGCCCACGGGTCAAGCCCGGCACATCCAAGGGCGATGCGTATTGCGCACGTTCTGCCGCGCAGAAGAAAAAGTTTCCAAAGGCTGCGGCTGATCCAAACAGCCCGCTAAATCTTTCACGCAAGCGCTGGAAATGCTCCGGCACTAAATCGAAGAGGTCATAACATGAAATACGGTAAAAAATCATCTGGCTTTAAGCCGTGCCCATCCTGCAAGACAAAATCCGCCTGCCGCGCCGCCGGCATGTGCAAGAAGATGAGCGCTAAAAAATGAGTGAAGCAATGAAGTTGCTCCAAGCCAAAATTGGAGTTTCAGCTGACGGCGCGTTTGGCCCGAACACGGCCAGAGCAATCGCTAAGCATTACGACCTGTCGCCCAACCGCGGCGCGCATTTACTTGGCCAAGCCCACCACGAGAGCGGCGGATTTAAGCGCACCACCGAGGGGCTGTACTACTCAACACCGGAGCGCATCCAAGCCGTCTGGCCGTCTCGCTTCCCGACCGTTGCGAGCGCAGAGCCGTATGCCAAGAACCCGCAGGGGCTGGCAAACAAGGTCTACTCCAGCCGCATGGGCAATGGCGACGAGGCAAGTGGCGACGGTTTTGCGTTCGCGGGAAAAGGTTTCCTACAGCTCACAGGCAAGGCAAACGTCAAAGCATTTGCGGCTGACATGAACTTGCCGGAGGTGCTTGAGTATCCATCGAAGCTGGCTGACGAGTACGCCTTCGAGACTGCGCTCTGGTTCTTCCAGAAGAACGGCCTGTTCGCGATTGCCGATGACGGCGTGAACGACGAAGCCATCAAGCGGATCACCAAGCGCGTGAATGGCGGCTATCACGGTCTGGAGGATCGCATCAACCAGACGCGCAAGATCCACACCTGGCTGATTACTTAGCTTAGTCAGCTTAGCTAAGTGGCAAAGCAAGATCAAAAGGCCAGTGCGGCGGTAGGTAGGGCCGGGGAGCATTTGGCCCTCGCCTACTTATCGTTGGCTGGCTACATCTGCACGCTCTGCCAGATCAAAGATCACGATGCGTATGTTGAGACGGATACACAGACACTCACGCTGCAAGTGAAGACGGCCAGCAAGACGCACAAGACCACCAACAGTTACGCATTCCACACGCCCAAAAAGAACGTAGGGGTATCAGACGTGTTTGCGTTTGTATCCATTGATTTGGGCGCTGTGATCTTCCGCCGGGGTGAGGAGCTAACTTCCGTGACAACATATATATCAGATAAGGAATTCCTGAACGAAGAGAATTCAATGCAAAAAACATTCGACAGCTTCAAATAGCCACTTGTGACCGGGCGCGACTTTGATTAGAAAGTTCAAGCAGGGTGGCTATCATCACAAGTAAAATCGACTTACCACGGGAATGGTGGTTGTTTAGCCTAGTGTGACGTTGCTACCAAATGTGCCAGCATTCAACTCAACGGCCACCCTGCACGATTTCAAAATATAATGCCCACCAGCGCCATCAAACCAGCGCCGCTGATGAAGCCAAAGATGGCTCCGATCAGACCTGCTGCGTTTATCATGCGCTCAACTTCTTTGTCATCCATCAATCATCATCCTCGAAAAAGTTATTCAGCGCCTTGATTGGCTGCTTGCTAAAGACCCAGCGCCACTGACGCTTCGTGCATCCCTCTACCTCGACCAGGTCGCGCACGCGGTAGATCTTATCCGCTTCCCACATCTTCTTGAGATAGCTTGACGTGCGCGGCACGCTCTCGCCCAGCAGCTCCGCGGCCTCAGAGGCCGTAATGCGCTGGTCATACTTTATCAAAGAGAACAGGCGATTGACCTGGTTGATGCTGTGCTGCCTGCTCTTCTCCGCCGCTATCAGCATGGACGGGGCCATTGTGGTCGGCCTGCGCGGGCCAGCCGGCAGCGGGTCGCGCCTGCCGTTTCGGTAGTGCATCTGCTCGAACTCCCAAATGCAGTGCGCGTATGTGATCTCAAAGCGCTCATGCTTGTCCGTCACACCCTCCAGCTTGAGCCTCAGTCGCTCGGCTGCGTCTTTTGCATCTCGCGCTTTAGCACGTCGAGCAGTGCTTGCTGCTCTTCCAGCCGCTGCTTCAAGTTCGGCCGCATCGCCGTTTTCTCCTCCGCCAGCATTATGCCGTTGATCCGCTCTAGCCTTTTTATAATGATCTGAGTTTGGTCCGTATTCACGTTTCTTCCTCTCCAAGGTAATATTCATTGTGGTGCATATGCGGTGTATCGTTGAGCGCGACACATGTAGAAGCTCGGCAACGTCGGCTTGCGACATGCCCTGCTGTGCGCAGTCAAGAACGTGGCGGGTCAGCGCCTCTGGATCGTATTTCATTCGTCTTCCTCCTCCTCGAATGGCGGGATCTCGCCCATGCCGCCGCACTCGGGGCATAAAACGGTCTCCATGATGATTTCGCCGATGTCTCGGCCTGCGTTGTGCGGGTATGCGAACCCCTGCTCCACGGTGCCCTCTCCGTGGCACTCAGCGCACGCTATGAGCTTCGGTAGGATGCTGTCCAGGCCCAGGCTCATGTCGCGCCCTCCTTATCCTCTGTGGCCAGCTCACCGGCGCAGGCTGCGTATCCAGCCGCGTCGATGTAGTTGTCGGCGTGCTTCGGGTTTGACTTGGCCCTGGCGGCCTTCAGCAGCAGCATCATGGTCCCAACGTCGTGCGGTAGAACCTCGACGCCAAGGTGGACGCTCCAGTAGATGGCGATGGTTTTGAAGTTGTCCTCCATGTCGCCGTGGTCGGACGCCCGGTCCTTGGTCACATATTCCTTGGCCGTGTCTAAGACTTCGGCGCGAGTTAGTTTAGCCATTGGTGGTCTCCCAGTGTGTTGGACGCGCTTTCGGGCGCATTGGTTCGTCTGAAATATTAACGGCTACTGTGCAGGCGATCAACAGCCCGCACAGTGACGTCCAGATGGCGAGGATCGCCCAGTCTTGCTTCGTTGGCATCATGTTATGCTCTCCCGGTGGGCGGGAGCCGAAGCTCCCGGTTAAATTAAATCTTCTCAAAGCGCTTGGAATATATGGCGCCTTTGGGGCCAAGGTGCGCGGTCAGCCACAAATTTGCATCGTCTTTCACTTGGACAGTTGGGTAATTGTTATCAAGGACATCTTTAACAAGGATCATGCCGATCTTACGACCATTCCACAATGACTTCATAGTAGCGCGTTGAGACTTGTTCAACTTGTTGATTTCTGAAGTTTTTTGCTCGTTAGTTTGCATGTCCGTTTCTCCCTTGTTTCTGTCTATATTGTTAACATAGGGGTAACACACACCCCTTGCAAGCACAAAATGTTCACAAAGCGAAAAAAATGTTATAGGGTGCCAGGGTGACATTCATGGAGGATCACATGCTCGACGACCAAACGAAAGAACTGGTGCGCAATCTCAACAATCCGCACCGCGTGACAAACATCATGGCGCTGTTCAAATTCTGCGAACAGGCGGCCACGATTATACAGGAGCAGTCGGCTCAGCTGCACCAGCTGGCGGCGGACACGCTGAAGGCGCAGCCCGCTAAGACTGCGCCTAAAAAAGCTGCTAAGAAGTAGCGTTTAGCGGGGGCCGGCGAACATCCTTAGCAGATCCTGAGAAGGGTCGACTGGAGGCTGCACGCCGGCTGCCTGCGCTGACGCTCCCGCGCCGAGAAGCCCGCTTATGACGTTGCTCTTTGTCGCTTCCCCTGTCTCTCTGGCTGCCTGTATTCCCGGAGCTGCGCGCTCCATAGCCTGCGCCTGGCGCATTAAGTCGTCCGGCGTCATGCGGCGAGATAGGATTGGCGCCAGCTGCTCTTGAGCCGCGCGGATGCGATCCGCTTGGCCGCCTCCAGCCAGCAGTAGGTCAGACGCCATCGCGGTCGGCGCGCCCAGCAACCCCTGCTGACCAATGCGCTCACCCATCGTCGGGGTGATTAACTCCTCAAAGCGCTTCTGCACCGCCTGGCGTATTGCTGTCTTCGAGTTTTGAGCAACAGAGGCTGCCATAATCATTGCGTCGCTGGCTTCCCGGATCTTATTCGACATCTTCTCGAAGCCAACGTCGCCCAGAACCATTTGCATCTTTGTGGCCACGGCCCGAGTATTCATCGCCTTCAGCTGCGCCAGCGCCTCAACCACTTCAGCGTCGGTGCGCTTTGTTGGGTTGACCTTCGCGTTTGCCGCGATTTCGTCTAGGCGGTTTCTCAGCGCAGTTCTGACTTGATTGAGCTCAGTTGGCCCCATGACGTCCAGTGCGATCTGCACCTCCTCGCGCGTCACAGACGGGCTCAGCAAGTCGTTGCCAAGGTCTGCCGCGATCTTCTGGTCAATGGCATCTTTGCCCGCAGCGCGCGCCGCTCCATAATCTGGGCTGACTTCGTCAAGCGCGTTGCGCATCTGAATGGCCAGAGCAGTCTTGGAGCGGTATCCCTCGATGTCGCCAGATCGCTTGAGCTCTTGGGCGCGGCTGTGCAGCCGGCGCGTGACGTAGTCCAGCGTCTCGACTGTCGGCGTCCGCATGGCGATGTAGTTTCCGTCGACGTCGTAAGTTATGTTCACGCCGTTTTTGCTGCTCAGTATCTTGTTGGCCTGCTCTTCGCTGACGCGCGTCGGCACCATGTAGTCAAACTCCCCTCCCGCTTCACGCATCAGTGTTGTGGCGCCGGTCAAGTCATCTGGAGACACTCGGGTGTATAGGTCTAGAACTACGTCGGACGCGTCTTCGCCAGGAGTTATCTGGGCGGTGTACGCGCTACCGTACAGCTCCTTGCGAGCCGCAGCCGTGTCCGCCATGATGCCGGCCTTCTGGCCAATCTTGCCAGATGTAACCTCGCCAAGGACATCGTCCAGCGTTCTCGACAGATCTTGCGACGCGGCCAGAGACGTTTCGTTGAGGTTCGAGCGTACCACTGCCGCACCCTTGCCCGGAGTATTCGCCACGACGTCAAGTAGGTTCGACATATTAGGGCCGAGCGTTGCTATGTTTCCGTAAGGCGTGTTGGCCGCGGCGGCGGCGCCGACGCCGTCAGCTTCCACGGCGTCTTTTATCAGTCGCTTAGCGTCGCCCTTGGCGCCGATCTTATTAATGTCCGAGCGGAACGGCATTTCAGCCTTAAAGCGGCTCACGCCGCCGGCGATTGACCCGATAGCAGGCGCGACTGCCCCCGCGAACAAACCAAACATGCCGCCGACTTGCGCTTGCCGCGCCGCCTCTTCTGCGCCGCCTTCTCCGTAACCTGCAATCCCGCCTTCAGCGACGCCTATGCCAGTGCCGAAGCCCATGGCCTGTGCGGCACGTCCAATGCGCGTTGGTGCGTTTATCAAGCGGTCAGCTCCAGACGCCACGCCGGTGGCCGCGCCGGTGGCTAGACGGGCGGCGCCCGTCAAAGCCGGATACTCTGCTTCCTGCGACCCTATGGCTGCGCGGATAGTCTCCTCGCTAATGTTTGGGTTCACTGCGGCCATCGCTGGCTCAACATAACCGCGAGCAAATGGAACACCCTTACCAAACCCGCTGGCCAGCGACGTGAAGCCTTCGCCAACGACATCGCGAGACATTTCGCCTTTGACAACTTTTGCAGCGTCTCCGCCTTCACGCATGATACTGGTGATTGTGCCCTGGTCGGCGGTCACATATGCGTCGTTAGGGTTCACATAATTCATCTGCCGCGTCTTGCGGTTCTGCGTGATGTAGCCGCCGTCGGGGTATTGCTTCAGCAGCGTGGAGCCTTCGGGGATCGTCGGAGCCTCTTGAGCGGGAGCAAGCCCGATCCTTTCTGAAAACTCGCCGAAGTCCATGTCAGAGTAAAACTTGCCGTGGAGCGCCAGCGCAAGATCCTCGTCGCTCATTTCATTGTACTGAGGGTATTTACTGCGGATTTCTTGTATGGAGGCCATGCTTTTACCCTATTATAAAATGTTCAATGGATCTGAGGTGCCGTCTGACGGGACCACTGGACCCGCGTTTTCGGTCCACGCTGGCTTGCCCCCAAATATCCGATTTAACCCATCAAGCGTTCTTTGCCCCATAGGATTTCCGGCGGCCACCTGTTCTTCGGCGTCTCTAAACGCATCAGCGACCAGGTTTTGATACTTTGTCTGAATACGCTTCAAGGCTCTTTTGGATGTCTGCGGCCCCTTAGACAGATCAAGCTGGGTTAATTCAGTTTCCAGCGCGGTAAATTCTGTTGCATTAAGTGCACCCATTGTCGCGCCTGTTGCCTTCAGGTCTTTCAGCGCTTGAAGCGCAAGATTGGACCTCAAGGTAGTGGCCAAGCCTTCAGCAATATTCGCGCCAGTGCCGGGGATGTAACTAAGGAGTGAACCCATTATGCCTGTGGTTAGACTTGGATCTTCGTCAATCATATTGATTAAAGCATTAACGTCTTCAAGCTGAGTGGCTGCTTGAGAAGAGCCGCTCACATCACCTGTGGACGCTTTGATCTGATCCTGTATCTGTTTAACCTGCAACGCGATTGCCGGCGCCATGCTCGGGTTCACCATCGCCAGGTTGAGAAGCTGCTGGATGCGAGCCTGCGGATCTTGACCCGCCCCGCTAGTGCCAATAAGCCCTTGCAGCATCTGCCGCTGAGCCTGCGCCGCCGTAGCCTTGCGCTGTATGTCGGCCTGCTCGTTGAAGCGGCCGAGCAATGCTTCCACCTTTCCGCCTTGCAGCCCCTGCAAGGCTCTGCCCGCGTCGGAAAGCCCGGCAAAGGCTAACATGCGGCGCTGGTCCTTTGACATACTTTCGTATGAAGAAGGCTGCGCCGGCTTTTGCGCGTCCAACATTTGTTGGAGCAGCGCCATGTTGTCGTTTGCAGGCGCAGTGACAGGTGTAACGGCAGGCGGAGCTGGCACAGTCTCGACCGCAAGGTTGCCGCCGGGGCTCCTGTCGTCTGTTACTTCCGGCATTGGCTGCGGCGTAATACCTAGAAGCTGCAAGTCTTGAGGCGTTGCCGCCTCACCCGGCATGGCGTCAGATCCGCCGGCGGCGAGCAGTTTGTCGATGTCTTCTTGCGTTAATAAATAAGGTTCCATGTCTACCTCCCGTATCCAAATCCAGTGCCTACGTCCCCGACGCCAGAGAGCACCTGCCCAACCGCCTTCAACCCGCCAAACGGATCGCGCGTCGTCGTTGTGCCAAGTCCCGTCGGAATGCCGGAACCCGCCGCTAGGAGCGCGTTAAGCTGCGTGAGCGGATACGCCTGCTGCCCCTGGAACATTGCGTAATCAGCTTCCAACTGAGCCTGCTCCAGGGCGCGCTGCTGCTCTCCGGCAGACATTTGCGCGCCGAGGCCGGTGAGCCGCGATTGCAGTTGCTGCCCCGCCAGTCCGGCCATTGCGTTGGCGGCTCCGCTTTGGATGCCGGCAGCTTGGAACTGGCCTTGGAAGTTGGCTCCTGCCGCCGCCTGGGCGCGTGCCGCCGCAGCTTCTCGCGCCTGCTGGGCAAGTTCCGCGGCCCGCATCTGTTGGTCCGACCTCAATGTGCGCGCCTGCTGCACGTTGCTAATGTCAAACTGGCCAGACTGAAGCGCCTGCGTAAACGCCTGCTCCCGCTGCTGGGCGGACAAGGCGCCCGCCTGGCGTAGAGCCTCGCCGGCGATTACGCCCTCCTGCACAGCCTGACGCGATCCGCCAAATGCGTCGGCGGCCTCCGCCTGCGCGCCGAGCGTGTTGGACGCCATCTGACGCTGACGCTCGATGTCCTGTTGACCTAGATCAATTACGTTTTGGGTGTATGGCGATATGTACGCACCAAGGTCAGTTGACGCCAGCTGGTTGACGTCAATCTGCCCTGGGGCTCGCGCTGAACTGACGGCGCCAACGGCGCCCATTCCGGTAGGGGCGAAGCCAGCCAGGCCGCGCTGTGCAGCTATCGCCTGATCATATGCCGCACCGCCCATGTCGAGCCCGCCGAAGCCGGAAAGCGCCTGCTGCTGGGTCGGCGTCATGCCGGCAATCGTCTCGCCAGTGTATGGAGTGTATTCCGTGTCGGCGATCTCAATGCCGCGCGGCATGATCTGCTCGCGGACGAAGTCTTCCTGCCACTGCGGCAGCTTGCTTTCTTGTGTCTTGGTCGAACTCATTGGCTCAGCTCCATCTCATAATGTCTGCGCGTTTCGCGGAATGAAGCCGCCTCTGCGTATTTCGCAAACCCCTTGCGACCGTCAGTCTCAATCGCGTCCATTTTAGCTTCTTTCGCTATTTTTGTCAAAGTGGCCAACGCCTCTCCGGCCCAAAGGTGCATGTCCTCTCCGCCCATCCACTCGATCTTGAGGTTGCGGCGCAGCGGGTGGTGCAAAATGCAGGTCACGACGGACGCCATTGGCACCCCGTCAACGTAAACCATCCACAGCAATGACATGCCGTCGCATAGGTCTTGGATGATGTGATCGGCGTCTACATTGTCCTGGCGCGCAGTAGACATCGCTATGAAGCGCCGCGCGTCGTCGATCACCGCCGGCAGGTTCTCGGGCAGCACGGCAAACATTTCCACTTTGGGATCTTGCTGCGGCTCGAAGCTGACCTTTATGACGTTTTCGTTGGTCATCCGTGCAGCCTCGTTATCGAAATTGTGGACGCTGGTGCTGCGGGTGCAAACGCCGTTGCCGCAGTTGCATCAAGAAATCCGCTGGTGCTGTCAACAGCCCACATGGCTTCCAAGTAATCTCCGGCGGCGAAGTTAAAGATAACAGACCGAGACACAACAAGCGTTGCGCCGTTCTGGTGCAGTGCGTTCTTCATCGTTGACCCAGTAACGTCAACGCCGTTGACGCGTGGCCAAAACCAGAAGTTTACAGTTGAGCTGGACGTAGATGAAATTTGTGCCGAAAAACTAATCATATACTCGCCAGCCTCTTCAAAGACTATGCGAGAGGCTGGTGTGCCGTTTGTAATACCCTCGGCGGAGCTTGATGTGTACGTCAAGGCGTAGGCGGTGTTTATAGATGCAGCGGTCTGATCTGTTGTAATGCCGCCAGCATACTGGCCATCCTCCAGCACGATTTGACGGAACTCACCGTTCTTTGAGACCACCGGGTATCCGTTTGCCTCATCCCAAAGGATCACGCCGTTTTCAGCTGGGCTTGCGTCAGCAGTCTTAAACGTCAGTTTTGATAAGTTTTTTGTCACATAGCGAGAAAACCTTTCAGCCCACTGCTTGAGATTTTCTGTAACTGGGGGAGCTGTATTTGGTGCGCTCATCTCTTCCCGCCCTGACTTGCGTCGATCCGCATGACACCAACTCGCCAATCCGTGTTGCTATTTCCATCTACGCGCATTCTAACTTGACGGCCTGTAAATCTAACAGACGTAGGATTAGCCATATTAAACGGCCCGTGAGATGCTTCATCTGCGTTGGGATACAAGCGAGTTTTAAATGTTGCAGTGACCTCGCCTTGAGTTTTTTCATCAGGTATTAAGCCAGTAACGCGCATCACGTTATCGCCAGCACCTATACTAATCGGGCCTGTCTCAGCAAAAACGCTTTCAGAGCCGTACTGATTGCCAATTTCATGCTCATACAAGGTTCCATCAGGCTCTATCCAAATTGGCTGGCGGAATGTCCCAGCGTCAACGCCCGCAGTGCGCTCTAAGTTTCCTGTCATCCATATGTTTTCAGCATAGTCAAACGCAACATATCGGTCACATTCCGTTCCATCACCTGAAGGGTAGAACCACCATATTTCTCGCCATTTAGAATTTACTACAGCATAAACTTTGGCTAACTGGTCTCTGTTCATACTTGAGAAAACGTAATCAGAAACGTCGCAAGACAAGTCCTGCACAGCACCACCGCTATAAATGTGAAACCCTGATCCGCCCATCCACACAACGCCGGCATCAACTGAGGCAACAGCATTGGGGCCAATAAGCCCGCAAGATGTTCCGACGCGCTCAAACCCGAAAACATATGGTGGACCTTGGTAACGGGCAACATGGCAGTCGTTAGTTGTCAAAATAATTGTCTCGCCGCGCGTTCTCGCACCAGCCATAATTTCGCCGCTGGTTTGCAGCAAAATATCACCAGCCTCGTTTGTTGCCGCCGGTGTCCAATCTGTATTGTTTTCCCTGTCACACCACTGAACTTTTCTAGGGTCTCCACCAGCACCTAATGCAAAGATAAAACGCTCTTCAGTTACGATTAGTGAGGTGTTGGCAGTAGGGGCGTTCGCAATTGCCGCCGCCGGTGTTGCCGTATCAATTTGCCACTCGTACAGCTTTCCGTCATCTGTAGAACATCCAACCAAATACTCGCCCCAAGTGTCTAGCTTCCAAGTTGTAGGCTCCAGCAAAGTGAAGCTGTCTTGCCTTGGAATACCATAATCCTCGTTGCTATATAAGCCGCCTCCATATCCTGAGTTTACGGATGCGCTGACCCGACCAGACGTAAAACCCGTTGGGGTTACGTCATATACGTCGTTGTCTTCCTCCATAATAAAAAGGCTGTCATGGGTTCCAAACGCCATAAAGCGGTTTTGGTCATTGTCCCTCCAAGCAATCATGCCGCGAACAACACCGCCAATGGAAACGTCACCTCGTTGACGCCATCCACCTACAGGCATCATCGCCCCCTCATGCCACCGCACAAGGGAACCGTCAGTCCAGCGTCCTGCGGCCTGTAAGTCTGTCCCGTTTCGGAATTGTCCTGCGGGGATCTGCAATGGGATTAAGGGCATTATTTTGCCTCCAGAATTTCAGTCCAAACGCCATCGATTAACTGAGGATCGCACTTAATGTATTCAACGCCAACCTTGCGTAGCGCGGGCTTTATCGCGTGAATGCCCATGTTGGCTAGGCTTTCATCACTCATCTTGCTTGGGAAGCTGGTGCTTGGATACCGCTTGCGCAGTATATTTGCCCAGCTTGGGGAACATTCATGGCTTTTATCGTCAATGTACATCAGGAAAAGTCCTTATTAACACCCCAGCGGATTTGAACTACGCCTCCGCCGCCAGATAAATATTCCGTTCCGCCGTAGCCATAATTGCCAATATCATTGCCAGATATGCCAGACCCTTCGCCAAGCGGAACAGTGGTGTAAGGGTCTGCTACGCCGTAAACTGAATTTGAAATCCCGCCGTCTGAATTGTAATTACCAGCGTCGCCGCCGCCGCCGATTGTATATTCAGGGTTGGTTAATTTATTCGCGCTGCGGCCATGTCCCCCATTGCCCCCTCCGTCTCCGATATATATACCTCCAACATTGCTAATCGGGACACTGGAATCATTAGTCTTACCAGACTCGCCCCACACAGTATTTATGGAAATGAAATAGCTGCCCGTTGATAATACTCTAACAATATATGACTGTTCTGGTGCTACTTGGATATTATTCCTCCAGCCAAGACCGCCGCCGCCACCGCCATAACTCCTATCATATGGGTTTCCAAAACTGTCAGTGCCAGTTTCCCTAGCGCCATTACCGCCTTGACCAATGGCGACTACAGACACAAGGTAAACACCCTTCGGGGCAGTCCACGTCCCAGACGACGTGAATACCTGTTCGCCAGTTGGCGACCCGCTAGATACAAGTAATTTACTTGCCAAACTCATGACATATCCTGTCCAGCAACAAATCCATACCACGTTGTCCCGCCGTCATGCGTCAAGAAAACGTAAACATCAATCTCGCCACTGCCATCTGACACGGCTGGCGTGAGGCCGTTATTCCACAGGACGTTCGTCCATGTCACGGTGTATGGCCCCGCGCCCTGCGTCAATTTCAATACAAACGCAAATGCCGTGCCGCTTGCTGGGGCATTTGAAAACGTAAACGTAGCGTTAGCAGACAGCGTGTGCGAGAAAACGGTGCCGGTTGACAGGTCAATCGTGCTGCCCACACCAGACACAAATGTGTCCTCATATGTCTGCGACTTCAACGATCCACCAACCGTTGCGTCACCAGTTATAGCAACGTCAGAGGCAAACGTAGAATTGCCGGTAAAAACCGGATCGGCCTTCGGTGCCTTGTCGTTCAGATAGCCATCGATGTCATCCCAGTTTTCATTCAGCTTGGTTCCCCAAGTATCATTTGAAGATCCGACTTCCGGCTTAATGAAGCCAAAATTTGTTGTTGTACTGTCAGCCATTAATTAACCCTTTCCCACGTTTCCGCAGTATCGCTCTGAACTGTCCATATTTCATCTGTATCGCTTTGGACTGTCCATGTCTCGTCTGTATCTGTTTCTGTAGTCCAGTAGTACCGAACATTTCCCGTCATTATACATGAATTTTCAATGTTTGCACTATTGTACAAAATTCTATTCACGTTCGCAGCGAATGTGGTTGACGCATCAACTTGCGATTGCCCAGTAAGTATTGCAACTGCACTGGACGCTGCCTCAATACTTGCGTCAACGCTTGCTGACGCCTCTTTGATGTAAAACGCCTGAGACGCCATATCAGCCGACGCAACCACAATCGACGCAATACCAGAAATTTTATCAACGTCGAGCGTGAACGTCACCGCCTGTGAAGCGATAGACGATATACTAGCAACGCTGTTCACATCCACAGTTGCAAACGTAAGGGTAGGCGTTATTGTCGCAGCAATCTCAACGGCATCGCCTTCCGCGTAACCAGAAACCCAGTAATCGGGAAGGACATAATACGACATTACTTACTCGCAGGTGTAGCTTGCGTCGGTCACGCAAGTGATCGTGTTGACCGTGCTGGTGCTGGTGACAACTTGCGGGTTGACGATGGTTGCCTCAGCAATCGTCGCCATTGTTTCGTTGGTGTTGACTGCAATGTCCTTGCCGTTGTTGCTGTTGGTTGTGGCAATCGTTGTGTTGTTGTTTGATTGCACTCTAGCCACGTCAGCATTTACAGCAATGCCTGTCGCTTGCACAATGCTTGGCACAAGTATTCCCGCCCAAGCCAATGCACTATCCTTGCCTGAGTTTGGCGCAGCGTGTGCGGAACTGCCTTGGCCCTGCATCATCATTGCAGCAGCTACCGCTCCAGTATCACCCTGACGGGCAATCTCTTTGATAGCTTCCATTCGGGCTTTCTCAGTTTCAGCTACAGCGACTTGATAGTCGTAGTTCATAACTACATCGTTCTT